CGGGTATCTTCTAAAGCTGCCATTACTGGGTTTGAAGTATCGATTGATTCAATACAATCATATCCTTTATACCAACCAAATTCTTGTGGAACCGCACAACCTAATAAATGTATTCTATCATGTTGTGAAATAATTTTAGTTTGGTATAAACTAGAAATTACATAGAGTCTTCCCAATGCCTTACCCAAATCGCTATTAGGGTGAGGACAAATATCATTATAATAACTCGCACCATAAGAAAATGCTATTTTTTTATATCCTAAATCTTTATAAGTTTGATAACAAGTAGCAGCTTCATGAAGTGTTTTAGCTTGTACTACAGCTACTTTTTCTACTCCTTTAGGTAATTTAATTTGAGCCCAATGACGAGCATTAACTACAGAAGCATCTTTTTCCTCCCAAACATCTGGTATAATAAATTCTTGGGGTTTAAGTTCATTAATCCAATACATTAAACGATCAGTACTGTATGCTTCTCCAAGTTCGTGTAAAGAGTTATCCATAATAATATAGCGTCCCTCTTCTTTGGATTGTCTAAAAAATTCTTCGTATCCTTTTTCCTCATCTAATAAGTGAGGTAAACAATAGTCATAATCATTAAAATTTTTACTATCACCTAAAAGGCATAATGGAGCTTCATGACTTACTTTTATCATAACTTTTTAATTTGTAATAAATATAATTAAAAGCAGGGACTAATCCAAATCCACTTAAAAGAATTGTAAAAATATTTGGATGCCAATGTTCACCACAAAATCCAAAACTATGTCTTAATATCTCAATCATAATGCTCTCCTGTATTTCCGTTTTGGCCTATAATATTCATTCTTTTATTTGATTCTTCTTCATCCCATTCTTGTTGGCGAGCATGATTTGAACAAGGGGTTATTTCAATAGCAGTATTAGTTCCATCTTTATGGTTACTATAACTACTAAATGCTCTAGAATCAAATTTACCTTCTATAGCACCATCAATTTGTACTGCTAAAATTTTTCCTGTGTTATCATCTACAATAACCCATCCTTGATTATCTCCTACTATTAATCTCATAAATTTTTACGAGGTCTTCCTCTTTTAGATTTAATTCTTATTTTTTTACCATATTTTACAAAACAATGATGATACAATTCTTCCAATGAACCATCAAACTTAGTTATTTCATCCTCATAATCCTCTTCAGTCATTCGAAATTCCTTTGAAAATTCTTTTCGAATATATGAAAGTTTTTCTGCTTCATCTTTTTCAAAATCCTCCCATAAACGACGACGACGAGCTCTATCTACTTGAGTTTTTTCACTCCAATCTTGGTAGTCAATACAATTCTCAAGAATTTTATTCATCTCAATCTCTGTATATTTTGCTTGCCACCAGTAATGGGAAAATTCTAAGTCACCATTTTGGATTTTATCTAATAAAGAAGCATTTTTATGTAATGGTTTATTAGGTTGGTCAAAACGACGCCACCACCTAAATTGATTATAATTTAGAGGTTGGAGCTTGGCAATCTCTTGAAGGACAAGCTCCTTATTTGTTACGTTGAATACCTTTTGCTTCATTTAGGAAATGTAAGATCTTCTGATTCATTTCCCAACTCATCTTCAGCAAATCTTAAAGCTTTTTCTAATGATTTATAGACCGAAGGACTAATTTCATCCTTACTATACTTTAAAACTCCAATAATTGTTCCTTTTAATCTACCTACGGCTGAGGCATATTTTAACATATCTTCTAATTGCATAACTTTTATTTATCTAATGTATTACCTAATTCAACATCTTCCCATTTAATTTTAGCAGTAGTTTTGTTACTTAAAATATCAAATGAATATAACATTATTCCACCTTTAGTAATTGAATGAACATTCATACCATTACCAAACATACTTAATTCACTTACATGACCATCTGAATGTTTGCGTTTAGGGTCTTTTGGGTTAAAATTAAATACTTTTTTCTTTTTCCATCCACCTAGATCAACGGTGAATTCAAATCTTTCTGTTGCTGTTTCGAAATATTTTTTCAAATCCATAACCTTTATTTTTTTTCTCATTTACGTCGTAAATGTACGAAGCCCCTTTCGGGGCTCCAAATTTTTCATATGACGCCTTTTAAGAATTTTAAATAGCGTAGATGACTCTAATATGTATAATCGTCAAATTTAGTAATATTAAAGTCAATTCATATGAAAAAATTATTTTTTATTTTATTAGTTGGATTTTTATCTAGCTGTGGAACAGTTCATAAAGGAACTGATGCATTTGGAAACGATGTTAAAATAATTAGGAATAGTAAAGGAGAAATTACAAAACAAATTCATAAACAACAAAGTAAAAAAATTGTAGTAGTTTATAATCGTTAATTTAAGGGATTACCCATCATAGTTTTAGTGTGTTTTTCACCACCTAAATAGCGTTGGTAAGTTCCATCATCATTCATTTCAATTTTCTTACCTTTTAAAGCTGTACGGATAGTTTCTTTATCTGTTACTACAGGAACTCCTTTAGCTATAAGAATATCTTTTAATTTACCTGAAACTTCAATATAATGACCTGGGTTTTTAAGCATTATAGCTAAAAAATTAACTGCTAATGATCTTGCTTCTCTAGATCCATCATGACCCATAGCTGCTCCTTTTACTCCAGATGCTTTACTTTTATCAACTACAACAGCATCAAATTCAGGATCATCATCAAAATCGATTACTAAATAATTTGCATCACCTTCACTACCATCTACATTAGAAGGAGATTGATAATTTGGATTACCACCTAAAGGTTCATAAGCATTATTTATTAAAGAAAATATTTCATCAGCAAATTCTGATTTTTCTTTATCTGTAAGATATTCCCAAGAATTTTTTTCAAATCCTTCTCTTTCTAGTAATGGGTTATTAGCTATATATTTTTTAAAATCAAAGCTCATTTTGTATTTTGTTTATAAATATATTAAGAGGCACTCGATGTCCCATACCATCAACATTTTCTATATCAATTTTAGGAAAACCCATACTAATTTGATCAGTAATGAACTCTAAAGTTTTTTTAGGATCAATAATTGTATCTTCTTCTCCTAAAACTATTTTAGCCTTACTAGGATAACAATTTTGGGCTTTAACTGGAAATTTAGGATTAAATTTTCTACTATGAAGTGCTGGGTTAAAAGCTAAAATAGGTATATTATAAAATCCACCTAACATATAGGCAGCATAACCCCCCATACTAGAACCAATAATTAAATCAGGGTTAAAATCTTCAACCATTTGAGCTAAATATGGAAAAATATCTTTACGGGTGTAATCCATTTCAGGGGCATGAACGTAACAATTATCTGCTAGGTAATCAACTTTTGGACCACCCTGACCACTTTCTAATCCATGTAAGTATAAAACCTTTTTCATTATCCTCTCTCCATTTCAAATTGACGTTTTTCGTGATTATGTTCACTATAAACGTTAACATTTAAATAATCACCCATTTTGCTATAATCACCAACATAACTGAAATTAAATTTTTCAGTTGGGTCATAAGCAATAATGAATTCATACTCATCTTTAGTAACATACTCTTTGGTATTTACTAACATTTCGAAATAATTGTACTCTTGAAGAGCATCATATTGATCTTGTTCTGTCATAACCTTTATTTGTTTTATCATCATTTACAGTGTAAATATACGAACGATATTTGGCTTTTCCAAATTTTTAGGCATAAACCTTATCAAAATGTCTGGAAACCCAACCGTATTTTTCAATACTATCTGTATAAAACTCATCATCACCATATATGAAATGAGCATCGGCTTGATCTAACCACCTTAATGCTGTTTTTTTATCAACACCTAATGACATTACATCTGCAATGGCTTTATTTTCCATAGCTTTTTCTTCAGCTATTTCTTTTTCATTTTGCTCACACAAATTATTAATAAAATCCTCTAATTCTTGGTTAGACCACTCAGAGAAATTATAACCACGGGGACGGATACCATACACATCTTTGTATAGATCTGAAACCCACATCATTACATCATTTCTTTCTTCTTGATTTTTAATACTAACTTTATTCATAACCTTTATTTTAAATGCCCGAACTCTCGAACACCATAAATATACGAACACTTTTTAGAAAAACCAAATCCTTGCATAGAAGTCTTTAATAAGTTATTTGGTTATCGTTTCCTTTATTTTTTAAATTTTGTAATCTTTTATAATAATTAAGACGAATATTTTCTTCACTATCTAAAACACCATCTTTATTAAGATCAAATTTTTTTTCTAATTCGTTTAATACTTTTTTCTTTTTCCAAGAAGAAACATCTGGAGATTTTACTATATTTGATTTTTGGATTAAATCTTTTAATTCATCATTATTTTGGTCTTCAGGAAATAAATCATCAGCATTAAACTGTTCATTAAAGTCTTGCATCTCTTCCTCAGTCCAGTAGTCATCGTCTTCTTTGTCTTCTAACCCATCGTTTAAAGTTGAATCCCAATCATTATCCTTTTCTTCAATTACTACCTTTTCACCATAAATGTTTTCTTTTGTTTTAGGGCGTAATTTTGCAAATGCAAAGTTAGCAGCAATTACAAGAGCAATAGCTAAAGGATCAAATACAAATATAATAGTTAACAAAAGATAATTAATAATTTTATCCATTGGAATCCCAGTTAATCCTGAAAGATACTTAAGTGGGCCTAATTCTCCAGCTATGTCATTTCCAGTTGATACTTCTACTATTTCAGTTTCATAGTCAAATAATCTTTGGTTTAAAGTATCTACCTTAGAATTAATTTGGGTTTGACGATTAATAGCTTGATCTAATTGTTTTTCTAATGATTTACGAGTAGATGAAGATGTGGTAGTTATTACTACACCTTCTGCGTTTGTATATTGGATTTTATTGTTTGATAAACCGGCTCGTAAATCAGATACGGCCTCATTAATAGTACTTTTTTCCGCGTTATACACCGCTAACTGTTCCTTAACATTATCTCGTTTAGTTTCTATCAATGCAATTTGAGCATCTATACTTCCTGCTTTAGCCGCTGTTTCTTGATAAGCAGCAGATAAGAAACCATAAATACCCATACTAGTAATTAGTATTAACACAAAACAAGCTATTGATAAATAAGTTTTGAGTAAAAATGGTAGGGATTTTCTATACTGATATAATAATGAAGCTATAACTAATTTAGCTACTTCTAAGGATGCAGCCATTACTATAACTGCAAAGGCTGCACCCGCAAATAGCTTACTTAAACCACTTACTGAATAAAAAGCAGCAGAAGCACTAACAGATAAAGCTGAAAGTGCTATAATAAAAGGGAATATCCTTTCTTGAATTTTTCTAAGCATAATTTTAAGTTTTAGTTTCTAAAACCCTTATGCTTATCTATACGATCCAATATTTTATTTAATTCTTCCATTTTAATTAGACCCGCCATAGATGCGTTTTTAAGGGCACTTATTAACTGTAACACCATAAATGGTACAATAACTACTTCAGATAACCAAGCTGTTCCTGTAAATCCTTTTTCTACCATTAAAATT